CTCAAGCAGATGGATTTTTCCTTGCAATGGCCAGTGAAGGTTAGTTGACGCTTTGGTCCTCGTGCAATATGTACGACGAGAGTTATTTTACTGGTCGAACAAACAGGCATCGCATGACGTCTGTTGTAGGACCTTTGGTTTACGCGACACGTATGGGCGGTTGGGCTTTTGCTCCCAACGAAACATACACCGATTCACATCCTTCTTTCTCTGAAGAGAAAGTCTTTTACGACGTTAAAAGTCGTTACAAAGACAACCCGTGGCCATTTCATATGGCCTACCGGGAAGTAGTTCGTTATCGACATATCCCTGCTGATTTTAATCATCAGTGTTCTCACTACAGTAATTTCCACCCGTCCGGATCAGCATTTCTTGGGTCATTATTTTTCCCAAACGATATTGATCCCGTGGTGGGTAGTATTCGGGTCATGCCCGAACTATCAACAAGTCAGAAACAACGGCTTAATGATAGAATCGAGGACAAGCTTCCGAATCTTAAACCGGAAGTGGATATGGTAGTCTTTTTATCGGAACTACCCGAGCTGCTTACAACTCTAAGCTTCCTAAAGGAAACCGGAGCAAAATTCTTTGCTTCAGGTTTTCTTACTTGGTCGTTCGGAGTGAAGCCATTCGTGCAGGATGTGATATCAACTCATAAACTTCTCTCAGGTTTTCGAGAAAAGTTGGCAGCCTTAAGAAAGGGTGTCGGCAAAGTCCATGACTTTAGCACTAGCTTTACGGAAGAGGAACCGGTTAACTATACCACGATTAAAAGTCGCGGATGGTCTAGCAGTTGCCCCGTCCAGTGTCTTGTGCTCAAAAGACTTATTCGGTCGGAACGGAAGATAAGTGCTACCGTTAAATATCGGTATACTTTACCTTTCACCACGATGGGTCTTGAAGAGTCTATTTTAACGGCTCTTAAAGGTTTGGGACTTCATCCAACAATCGATACACTGTGGGAAAAGATTCCTTTCTCATTTGTGGTTGATTGGGTGTTTAACACAGAACGTATATTAAAGAACTTTCGATCCTCAATTTTGGACTGGGAACCAGCGACGGAAATCATAGATTTCTGCATCAGTGATACAATTACTGATCTGGACCAGTTCATAGTTGAATTCGACGGTTCGCCAGCGCCGACTTTTGAAGTACGTCGGCGCAGGTTTGCGCGTTACGTTCGGGACGACGCTTGCAACATGCTCTCCTGGTGGCTCAAACTGCCATCATTCATGCAGTTGGCACTTGGTGCCGCGCTTACGATAACGAGACGTCGTAAGTGATCGCTCATACAATCGTCTCATTAATCACATTAACCAATCTTGGAGGTACACCCTATGGCTACAATCAATGGAACTCAATCCATTACTGTTAATTCTGTTGCGAGATCGTACGTTGAAGCTGTACATTCCGCATACGCAAAACAATTGGCAGCGGGTAATACCCGCGTCAAAAGAGCCACCATTACCGACGGAGAAAGTCTCTTACGGTATTCTCACGACACCACGAATATTAAAGGTATCGAGAGGCATGTAGTTTCGATCGAAGATCGACTCACTACTGATGGTGAATCTACCATTGCGCGAATCGCCGTCACGTTGACGGTGCCAGAGACGGGAGCTCAAGACACATCAGCTAAATTGCTGGCGGCTGGCTTCCTTACTTGGCTAAATGATTCGGGTCGAATTGAAGACCTTCTTAACAGTATCCTGTAAAATACAGGGCCATTTGGTGGGGATAGTCTACCTCTTCGGAACTATGAAAAGCCCGAGATGTAGGCGATCCCCTCATATTGAAGGGGATCGCTTGCTTCACCTCCACATTTCTTTATTCTTGGATATTTCTGCCCTAGCTGATGTAAATCTAGAGAGAGATATCCAGACTATTAACTCTCGCTATGCACACGAAGGACTCAGCTTTCTGTGCAAGACCTTACCAGCTTTAGCGAAAAATATATTGCATTCGCTAGAAGTTGGAACGTTCCAGAAATCTGAAGCATTTGCATGCTCCGGATCTCGGCTTCTCCCTAAATTCTTAGGCGGGTTGACCGAACGTCTTTTCGATGCACATACTGGCTTAATCAAACAAGATGCGTGTTACGTATCACTCTGGGCAATCCAGATGATATGCTTCTTTCTGTATAAGTATGAATTACCTTATTCAGAATACACGGAGGCTCAGGCCCTCGCTAGTATGGTGGAAGTGAACGATAATTTGCCTCGCTCATTTCCTATGGAACAATATCCTCTTAATGAGGATAAAGGTAAACTATTATCATTAGCATCACAGCTAGCGTCTGACCTTCTTCTTCCATCAAAGGAAGATGGAACGGGCGGGCTTGATCTTGTGGATATATATCCACGTCACGGATCAGGTGCTGTGAATGAAGGAGGAATACTTCCTCATGGAAAGTACTCATTTAGAGAATTTGATGAGCGTCTGGAAAGTTATTATCCCAGCAGCACTTATCTGGTTGCGTCACCTGCTTTGGAAAGGTTTATCAAAGCAAGGAGCTCAAAACGGAAAGTGTTGGACGAAGGAGTGTCCGCTAATAGCGGCCGCTCTTTCTGTGCCTCAGTTACTGGAAGACGAAGTCGATCCAATCAACGAAAACACATAACGCGCTTGTCGAAGACATGCACAGTCCCCAAGGATTCAAGGGGCCCTCGTGTTATATCCGAGGAAGATAAGGAGCTCATGTTTTTTCAGCTTGGTCAAAAGGCCAAGCTGTATGAGTTCCTAGAACGTCACCAATGGACCCGTGGTCATATTAATTTCACTGACCAAACCATCAATGGTTCTTTGGCCCTTGAAGGGTCGAAAACCGGTTATTGGGCTACATTGGATATGAAAGACGCCTCTGATAGGGTATCATTGGCGTTAGTGCATGCTCTCTTACCTGATGATATTTTCAGGCTCCTTTATGCTACACGTAGTGATTATACGGTCATTAAGACCGCAGGAACTTCGAGAGTCATTAAGCTCCTGAAGTTTTCTCCAATGGGATCGGGTGTCTGCTTTCCATTAGAGGCGCTCGTTTTCTGGTTGCTTATAGTCACGACTTTGATGGTAGTATGCGGGAAAACCTTTAAATGGTCAATAAACTCAGTTTACGTTTATGGCGATGACATTATTGTACCGGCGCAATATGCGCAAGCAATAATGGAATCGCTCCAATGGTATGGCCTGAAGTTTAATCAGACCAAATGCTTCATAAACGGACCATTTAGAGAGAGCTGCGGTATAGATGCTTTTAAAGGAGTTAATGTTACTCCAATAAAACTTAAAAAGAGATTACCGCAGGAAAAAACCGACGTTGAGAGTATAGTTAGTTGGTGTAAATTAGCCAACTCACTTTCGGCTATGGGATGCAAACGTACGTCCGAAGAAATGTTCGGCTACATAGAGCGTCTGATTGGGCCACTGCCGTTAGGAGACGCAAAGTCCTCCTATTTGTGTCGCTACGGTAGTCTTGATGTGGAATCTCTACCACATCACGCTTCTCATCCACATCGTATATTTGGTCCTCGAAGGTCATTTGTAATTTTAAAGCAAAATTATAATGACTATCAGGCCAGATATTTAACGGGCTATGTATTGAAGACCAAGACATATAGGCCTTCAATTGACGATTTCTCGGAAGAGAATCGTTATCTTAGGTTTGTTCTTGAGAACAACCAAGACAGTTGCTCGTTTTCGATGCGGCGTCAGGTTAGGTTGGTTAAAAAGCGAGTGCTTCTTACCTAGCAGTAGGAGGCATAAGCACAGTTGGTGGGACTGTTCAAACCACTGGGGACGTATACAAGCAGGGCTCACATACGCC